TCCCACCCGCCAGCCCGTCCACGATGTCTTGAGCGAGCGCGTTAGGAAGCGTCAACGTGTCCACCTCATTAACCGACAGGTTAGGGCCCAGGGTGCCTGAGCCGGTGCGTGTCGGGGCGCCGCTGGGCCGCGTGTTTTCCGCGATCCGATAGAACTCAGGTTTGCGGGCTGAGCTGTCCCCGCCCGCCACGCGTTTCATCTTGAGCCGGGCCAGGGTCACCACGGCACCAGCCAGGGCCCGCGGGGCGGAGCCGTAGAACGCGCAGCCGGTGAACAGGTCGCCGCCCCATTCACTCTGGAGCAGATCGTCTGTGTCAAACCGCCAGGCGTTGGGCCCTGGGCCCGTGTGATACGAGCGGGTCTCGACTGGCAGGAAGACGCTTTGACCCGAGCGGGATGCGCCCTCTGGTGACGGCGGGTAGCCCGTGGCGTCTGCGGCGCTGGGTGCACTGGCGTGCATACGGCCCAAGATCAGGATCTCGCCGCCCACCCGGACGCCCGCCACGATGTCACCCGCGGCCGTGGTGATGCCGCGGAGAGCACGGCAGACAATGACGGTCCCCATGATCTTGACGCTGACCGTTGCGGAGCCGCTCACCGCGCCCTGGGCAATCCCCTTGATCACGCTAGTGCGGGGCGAGACCCGCAGCCCTGACCACTCCATCAGTCCTTGAGCCTCACCGTGAGGGGCGCCTGAGCGTTAGCAGGCTGATGGCCGAGCCCGTAGCCCTGGACCCTACCCAGGGCGCCAGAGAGGCCCAGGCGTGCGCTGGTGACCGCCACAGCATCGCCGAGCTTGATTGCCGGGTGGGGGACAGCGTCGATCGAGACTGTGCGGCCGCTGGTGCCGCGGAGAGTCCGAAGCCTGGTGTTCGCGGCCGCCTGGACCATCGTGGGGTCAGTCATCAGCGGCGACTCGTAGCCAAACGGCACCAGGAACGGGCTGAACGGGCCGCCGTAGCGAAACGGCGAGGTGGCCACCAGGTCATAGCCCGTCGCCACGATCTCCTGGCCAGCGAGCCCACCAGCCGTGTCCGGGTATGCACCCCGGGCCACCACGGCATTGAACGCGCCGTCCCTGGACAGCTCGCTGCTGAACTGTTCCACGTTGACCGTGTCGGAGAACGTCATCAGGGCGCTGGTGGGCTCGGCCGGGACAGGGGTCACCTTGAGCACGCCGTCCACGGTGACCTCAGCCTGAGCTGGCCACGCATCGAGCGCGTTAGCCACGTTGTCCAGCCGGTTGTCCGACCAGGTCACATTGCTGGGAGCCGTCCGGTCAGTGGGAGCCGTGGTGAGGTCCACGATCAGGCCAGGTTCGACCAGAGCTCGAATGATGGAGCCGAGCGTGGCGCCCGCCTTGGGCTGATACTCGCTAACCAGGCTAGCCTCCTCCACCAGGTACAGCAGGCCAGCACACTGGACGCTGACCGAGTCCCCAGAGGTCTCCGCACCGATCGTCAGGAACTGGCCGCGGGTCAGCCACTCAACCTGTCCGCTGTCAATCCCCACCCCCACCTGGGCCACGATGCGCTGGCCCCAGATTCCGAGCGGATGATCATACGAGCTGGGCACCCAGGACACGCCGCGGTCAAGGATCGGGACCTTAAAGCTCAGCGTCTCGGGCACCCGCAGGCTAGCGTCTGCCTCCTCGCGGACGTCCACGGCCGGGATGTCATCGGCCAGCACAACGCCAGCCTGGATGGAGATCAGCCGGTTATAGAGCTTGTAGCTGTTCCCCGCCAGGATGCCCTTGAGCGTGTCCGAGATTGTGATCATGACCAGTCAGCCAGCGCAATGTCCAGAAGAGTCCCACCAGGGAACATGTCAGCCAGGTCCTGGAGATCGTTCGGTGGGCTAGGCAGCGCGGCCGCGATGTCACCCAGGGTGAATGACTTAGTGCCCAGGGTGGACGCCCAGCCCTCCACCTCGACCACCTCAGCCGCCACCACGCGGCGATCGTCAGAGCCATCCTGGCTCCAGCGGCGAACGCTGAGACCGACCACGGCCAGGTAGCAATCCACGTCGTCGTAGCCGCCCGGGCCGCGGAGCTGAACGATGCCCTGGGTGGCGTTGCGCAGCAGGTTGACCAGGTTCGTGCGGCTGTCCGTGGTCTCGCAGTAAAACTCAATCGTGGAGGTGAAGCCCACCAGGTCACCCAGGACAGCAATATTGCGGTCGCCTACCTGGAAGACAGTGGACGGCCGGGCCATGTCTTTGTCCGGCCAGGCCAGGATCACAGTCTCAGCAGCATTCCCCGCGATCGCGTCCGTGATTGCGACCTTGCCGCCGTCCAGGGTGAGCGTGACCATTTCGGTCTCCAGCGGGAGATCAATCCCGCTGACCTCCAGGAGGTACTCGAGCGGGATGCCATAGGGCGCTTCGTGGTCGTAGGCGATGATCGGGCCCGAGTCGGTACGCACCAGATGGTCAGCACCACGCACAGCGACGCGGTCAGTCTGGCCAGCGACGCGGCGCCAGATGGTGACAGTGGTCCCAGCCACGTTCTCAGTAACCACGAGCTGGACGCGATCCGGGTAGACGTCCTGGACCGTCAGCGCAATATCGGTGTCGCCGCCGTAGACCCCGGAGCCGTAGATCCCGACGCCATAGATGCCCATTAGGCCACTCGCTGCATGTACAGGTGAGAGCCAGCCTTGAGGATCGTGCTCGCGGCTGCCACCACCTGGGCCCACTGGACCGTCAGCGTGCCAGCAGTGGCAGCGGTGGTGAGGTAGCCGCGGCCGCGCACATGACTGAAGACGCCAGCGCCTAGGCAGCCATGCTGGATGACAGTGGCAAGCGTGGGCGCGTCCTGGCTGATCGGGGCCACATTGGCCACGGCCGCGAGGTCCAGGCCGAGCGATGACCAGACCATCGCGGAGCCAGCCGGCCCAGTAAACGAATATTTAAAATCGTTGGCCTGCGGCCCGTCCATGCGGAACCACCACTCCACCAGATAGAACGCGTTCGCGGCCACTGGTAGCAACAGGTGATCATCGTTCTGGAGTGCGGTGGCGTTGATCGTCTCGTCTGCCGCCTTGCGGATCGCCAGAAGATCATCATTGATCTGGTTAACGGCCGCGTTGAGCGTGACCCCGTAGACGTCATTCGTGGCTGAGTCCCCCGGTGTCGGGAGAGTGATTGGCCTACCCATGGTTAGCGCCTTCCTATCCGGGCGCGGTATGCGTCACCCTTGTTAGCTTCACGAATCTCTGACCTGACAATCGCGCGGATCTCGCGCGAGTCCAGGCGCACACTTACAGCCACGTTGGGCGCGGCCACGTTGACCTGAGCAGGGCCGCCAGTGCGAGCGCCGGACATAGCTGACGCAGCCCAGGCCATGCCGTTAGCCCACGATTTAGAGCCGCCACCTGACCCGCCCGGGTTGCCGCTGGCCTTGGCCTTCAGGCCAGCTATGCGGGCCACGGCGGCCGCGATCTTGTCAGCGAAACGCTGGACGCCGTCGAGAGCTGTCTGGAATGCGCCCTTCATGGCACCCCAGAGCCCGGACACAGCGCGGCCAGCAGCAGCAGGGATACGGCGGAGGAATCGAGCTACGCCGTCGCGGGCTTCCTTGGCTCGCTGCTTTCCACCACGCACCACCTCATCGAAGTGAGATTTCATGCTGGCCCACAGCCGGGAGACCGCGCGGCCAGCCATGCCGGGCAGCCGCTTGAACCAGGTCACAACCCTATGAACTGTCCGAGAGGCGAAGTCGGAGGCCTTCCCATAAATCTTGTTCCACTGGCGTTGGATGCCGTTACCCAGCCCACGGATGCCCGTGAGGATCTTGGGCGCGTTGCGCTTCACCGCGTTCCACATGCCGCCCAGCGGGCCAGCCTTGCCGCTCGTGCTTTTCTCGAACGCGTCCACCCTGTCTGAGAATTTCTTGTACTTCTGAGAGATGGTGATCAGGGCGCCAGCAAGATCGACAGCAGAGTCAGCGGCGTCACGGAGCAAACCGGCCGTGTTGCGGACAGCATCCTCCACTTTCTTCGGGTCCTTCAGCAGCGCCGCGATCGCGTCACCGATGCCCTTGCCGATCTTGGGAGCCTCCTCGCCCCAAATTTTCATCCCGGTATTGATGCCCGGAATGGCTGGCTCCAGGGCTGTGATGAACGCCACAACGCCATCCATCACCCCGCCCACGAGCTTCTCAAATCCTGGCGCTAGCCCCTTCACCATGCGGCGGAATTTGGGGCCGAACTTATCGAGCAACCGGCCAGCGCGATCCATCAGCCTGAACACCACAGGCTGGAGCGGCTCGGAAATGGTGTCCATGAAGCGGCGCGCGGAGCCCTTGAGCCGGTTGAAATGCTCGGCCTGCTTGCGGAGCACACCCAGGCGTTTCAGCTCCCCATCCATCTCCTCTTGGATGCGCTTTTTTGCGTCCTTACTCCTGGCCGTTTCGAGACGCCTGCGGAGACCCTCCAGCTTTTTGAGCGAGACCTCCTGCTCTTTCGCCGCGTTGGCTTGTTTCTTGAGGATGCCGATTAGCGGCAGGGCCAGGAGAGCCGGGCCCAAGATCAGCGGGAGCCCGGCCAGAATGATGTTGCCAGCCTGAGCCAGCACAGCGCCCGCTAAGCCCACAGCGAACACACCACCTAGGCGGATGCCCATCCGCGCGAACTGAGGCCCCATCTTGCTGTCCACTGTGGCGCCGAGCTTGCCGAATGTGAGCCCGCGGAGGAACGACTGGAAGAAAGCCTGAGCGCTATCGGAGCCGCTTTTCAGCATTGACTTTTTGGTGTCTGTGTTGAATCGGGTCACCTTGCGGCGTAGCCGGTCCAGGTTGTTTCCGGCTGACCTGGTGGCGCGGCCGGTGTGATCGTTGCCCTCCAGGTTCAGCTCAACATCACGACTATTGACGCCCATGTCA